CACTAAGCTCGTTATCAGATCTGGCTTCAAGCATCCATTCGAAGAACGCGGTTGCCATCCAATCGCCAAACGCGTATCCAGCTAGCGATGCTAACCCGGTAATAACTAAAGTGCCTGGACCAGTATACCAGCTTGCAACAAAACCAATGAGTGCACCTACAGCAGCACCACCTAAAAGACCTATTGCCGCACCACCCAATTGTTGTGCTTTTTCAGCCGGGCTTGTATTTTCATTTTCTAATATTAAATACATTTCCGCCGCGGTAAGTCCTGCACCTATAAGTGCCCCGAACATTCGTTTGCTCATTCTAGGAAATCTAGATTTAATTTTAGATTGTCTTACGAGATCATCAACTTCAGCATTAGATACAAAAGCTCCCGCGGCTGATCCTGAAGGAGTAATTCTTTGGATTCTGTTGTTTGATGATCTTCTTAAACCAGCGTTTTCTAGCTCTGCATCTGTTAAGCCTTGTACTCTACGTCTTAATGCATCTCTATCTTGATCTGGTGTTGTCGATGTTTCTGGTGATGACGGTGGTCGATTCAGTATTCTACTACCAGCAACTGCGCCAGCACTGATACCGAGCGCAGCAATAGTAGCATTAATATAATCTTCAGACATACCCTCATTAGTAAGTAAACGTCTTACAGATTCTTCAACACTATCGCCCAAACTGTCTCGGCCTTCAGGGGTAAATATTCTAGATAGATCAAAATAGCTCCAAAGAAACCCGGCTATCATAGCAGGTATTTTTAAACGCTTATTAATTAGACCAGCTAACCAACCTGTTGTTAATCCAGAAAATGCAGCATCGCCAATGTCAACAGCTGCTTCAGCTGCTGTTTCACTAAACCCCATTAGCTCTAATTCACTAACAACAGCGTTGGTCATCCTAGTATTAAACGTATCTATATCTTCATCACCAGGGAGAAGATTGCTAAGACCGTATGCTCCTATAAGACCTACCGCTAACCGTTTAAGTAAAGGACCTCTTGTAAGTAAAGCTAATCCAGCTCCTACTCCAAAAATAGCAGCTGCTTGAGGACGATCATAAATAAAATCCCAACCAGTGATTATCTCATCTTCTAGATTCTGATAAAACTCTTGACGTTCAGCTTCATCATTAGAGAATAATTTTTCTATATCTAAACCACCGAGGACATATCCCGCAATTAAACCAGGTAAAGTTCTTTTAAACAGTATTTTAGATATACCACCAAAGATAAGAGCAGTATCTGTATTTTCTCTCAAAGAATTAACAATAGTGTCTTGCCATTCTTGAGATACTCCAGCGTCATCTAACAAAGCATCAGCTTCAGTAGCTAAAAATTTACCTAATTGATCTCCAAAATAATAACCGAGGGCCGCTAAGCCACCACCTCGTAGTAAACGGCCAGCTAATGTACGTAATGCAGCTCCAGCACCGCCAGCGGCTAAACCACCCGCAAGACCAGCAGCGACACCGCCTAAACCAAATCCTCCACCGCCGGGTCGATCTGCTGCAAGAGTAGCAGTTGCACTTGATGCTGCTAAACGTGATCTCTCTGCTTCTCTTCTTGCTTCTTCAGCTGCAAACTCTGCATTCTCTGATTGAGTGCGTAAGAAATTTGCTTGTTGTTCTTGAATTGCAAGTTGACTTTTTAGAACATCTTCTATAATATTTAATTTAGAATAAGAACGCTCAACTATACTTTCAATACGAATAGACACATCTCTCTGTTCAGAAAGAATATCTTGTATGCTTTCACTTGTTGTGCCTAAATCTGGTAAAGTTAGTGTGTTAGCCATTACTTTTGTTCTTTTTGTTTCTCTAATAAGTCGGTAAGCATTTGTAAGTAAATATCACGTTCGAATGGCATCATATCTTCAAGCTCTGTTAATGAATATTTATGATGCTGCATTAATGCAAAATTTGTATAGTACATATTAGCTAAGCTGTTATGGCTCAGCGCTATATAAAAAAACTTTGAAGACCTCTCATTGGAATAAATTCTTCTTTACCACATTCCTCACAGGTATATTTGATATCACACGATACGGTTGGCATTTTTTCAAAGAAAGATACAACCTTAAAAAATTGTTCTTTATTTAACTGGCCGAGCCATTCTACAATTTCTTCTTGAGTAAATTCATCATAAACATTGTCTTGATCGTAAATACATTCAATGTTAGCTGCGATAGAATAGAATACATTATCAATTCTAGACGATCTAAGATTCTCATTAACACTATTAACAGTCTTAATAGATGGGTATTTCATTTTTAAACCAACACCATCTGTTATTTCAATGTTGTCAGTAAAATCTTCAGGAAAATCTACTTTAACATCTTCTAAGTTTAAACTATACTTGGTTACATGATCACACTCACTGTTTGAAGCATGTCGTAAGTTTAAATCAATAATGTTATTAATTGATCTTGCTCTCAGTTGAGTAAATATATACTCAATATCAAAGAATGGAAGTTCTCTAACATCCCCATCATAATCTAAACAAGAGTCAATAATATTAATTACTGCTTCTGTAATTTCATTTTCGTCTTTACCCTCTAAAGCCATAAGAAGAGTTTTTTCTTCTTTAACTAGAAAAGGTCTAAAATAAACTTCTTTTTTAGTAGATGGAAGTTCAAGTTTAAATTTAGGCACTGCAATTTTTGGTAAAGCCATAATAACCTCGCATAATGTTATTTAAGTGTAAAAGAGTTGGTATTAAAGATAGGATTACCTGTAATATCACCTAGTTGTGGAAGACCCACTGTGCTGAGAATATCATCAAGAGATGGAAGTCCGCTAATAGTTAAACCGCCTCTTCCTCTAGATGTTCTCGCTCTATTACCAAGAGCAGGTTCATCTAACTCTTGGAAATATTTGTATGTAAATTGTACTGTTAATTTATGAAGCTCCTCACTACCCCAGTTCAAAGGAAGTGAGTTTATGATAATAGGATAAGCTTCTTGTAAACCTAATGTGTATGTTACATTGCCTTCCTGGTCATACTGTACAATAACAGCACCAGATACATAATTGTTATAATAACCAATACTGCTATAAAATTTTATATCTTGCTGTCTAGAATGATTACCTACAATCATACTTTGCCAAGAAGTAAAAAGTCTTTTTTCATTTAATTGTTTATCACATACCATAGTAACTGATACATCTGGGTATACAACACCATACCCAACTTTAGATGTTAATCCAAAACCATGTTGTTTGTAATCTGATGTGACAATAGAACGACCAGGAATTTCAGCTGACTCAATTTTAAATCTTAAAATCTCACCACCTGCTTTTTTACCATTATCAGATAACTGAATATTCTGAGGTGTAAAAATAAACATCTCATAATGGCTTTGTTTAGCGATGCCGTTCGATGTTTCACCGTTTAAATTACTTCTAAATGTATTTACGTTAAAAGCCATTAGCTAGCCATCTCCATACTTTTACTATAGACTTGAGAACTGCTTGCTTTTTGAAATCTTTGCAACGGCATAAACAATGCCATATCCCATTCTACAGGATCTATTTTTATTCTTCTTGATTTAATATGAGAATTAAGATAATGTTTAACACACGGTTTAAATAACTTATATCTTGCAGACCGTTTTAATATTTGATAACTAATCTTTAATGCTGTACTTTCATCATATCTATTATCTGTACGTAAAGTATATAAAGCATCCATTAACATAGCTCTCTGACGTAACGGTAGATAATGCATGTTGAGCCCCAAGAAGCCTTTGTCTCTCGGTTCAATTGGGAAAACTAGAGGAAAGGTATCATAGTATGGAAGCTTACGTTTTAACTTTGGATCGTAGTTAAACAACATCATCTGACCAATCTCATAACCACGAACAATCTTAGATTGATTTTCGCGCATGAGTTTAGATGGAGTAACGTCTACTTTTTCTGCTTCATTGCGATACCATTCACGAGCTGCACGAGTACGAGCAGGTATTTGTCCAGCACGAACACCTTTGGTTAAAATATTATCGAATACGTATGCGACCATAATAGACTCTGATTAGTTAGATAAAGTTATTTATCTTACTTTCGACCAAGTTCATTCTCTGTAATGATTTGAAACTTCCACTTACGGTCTTTACAGAATTCTGTTGCAGCTTTCCATTTAGCCTCGTTAACTAAATAGGTAGTAACCTCATTAAGAAAACGTTTAGTTTTTCTTTTTGGTATTTTTGGTTCTTGAGTTTGTTTATATGGTTTAACTTCTATTAATGTAGTTTGTATACCGCTATTAGTTTTTGCTTTAATAATAAAATCGACAAAATATCTATGTATGCGTCTGTCTAAAGGTGATCGATATGGAATTACTATTTCTTCAGAACCCCATTCAAGTATATTAGGATTATTATCAAAGTAGACCATGCATTGTCTTTCCCAAGAACTGCGATAAACAATGTTGGTTGGATCGCCTAAATATTTACTAGGAAACTTAGGTTTGTATTTACCTTTATACGTCTTACTCATAGGAATAACGAATGCCTGCATTTAATTTAGGAAATTTGGCTGACGCGGCAGAAGGATTATTTTCTGGTCCTTTAATTTCACTAGAACCGTCACCAACGTACAAAGTACATAAATTCCCTGACGATATAGCCGACTCTCCATACTTTGTAGTATTTAGGATGGTTAACAAGCCTATTCTACGAAGTTTAGGTAGCAGTATTGGAGGTAGAATTACAGGCGCGCTTAATAGAGGTCAAGCTGTTGGGGGCGCTGCAGGTGCGATAAATCAAATTACAGGACGAATTGTATCTCGATCTTTAAATAATCTTTCTATACCAGCGCGCGGTTATGCATTACCTATGCCTTCTAATCTTGCCACTGGCTATAATGCTCAATATAATGATACACCAATCGGTGCATTAGGAGCGATGGGTAAAAGAATAGGTGAAAGTTATGCTGGTCCAGAAGGTGGTTCTTATTATAAAGGTATTGCTAACGCTATTCAAAATGCTAATATTGGAATGGCAGATCTAAAAGGTGGTGCCGCAAATATGCTTATTGGCGCAGTACAAGAAGGCGGTTTAGCTGGGTTGTTAGCCGCAGCTGGTGGTGGTGCGTTACCCGGCGCAGCTGTTGCAGGAGCTGCTGCTGTAGGTCAAGGTGTTCTTGCTGGAGCAGGTATTGCTCGTAATCCTCATCTCGCTTCTATATTTCAAGGTGTTGGTTTTAGAAGACATCAGTTTCAATATAAGTTAATTGCTAGAAACGCAGCAGAGAGTGCTACATTACGTGCTATGATTAAATCATTTAAATATGGTATGGCACCAAAATATAGAGCAGGAGATCATATTTTTGATTATCCTAACGAATTTGACATATCTCTTAATGCAGGGGATTATCTATTTAAAATAGGTAGATCAGTATTAGAAGATTTTACTGTAGATTATACAGGCGAGGGAACTCCTGCATTCTTTGAAGACACTGGTGCACCTTATTCTGTAGTTTTAAACATGACGTTTAAAGAAACATCTATTGTAACTAAACGAGAAGTATCAAACGGTAGATAATATGTTTTATTTCGAACCATTTCCAACCATACAATACGACATTAAGAAAAACGGTAATACTACTGAAGTAACAGATCTTTTTAAAAGATTTAAAGTATTAGATGTTTTTAAAG